TATCAAGACCATGTTTATATGTTAATCTTACATCTACTTGTGCATTTTCTTTTGTGATTCTTGATTTGTAATTTTTACAATGTATAATATTACCAATTACTTCTGTACCATCTTTTTCTTTTTTCTTACCAAGATAGACAATACTTGAAGCTGCATATTTAAGACCAGAACCACCACCCATTTCTTTTTGTGGGAACATAGAACCAATGACATCATATGTATGATTAGTCATAATCATTGGCACATTTGCCTGACCTAATTTTAAAGTTAAAACTCTAAATGCTGATTTAACAATTTGACTTCTAGTCATGTCTCTTGTTTCTTTACCTTCAGCAGTATCTTCCATTTCTTTTGTAGTAGATAACATACCTAAAGAATCAAGTACAAACATTAAAGGTTGTCTTTTTTCTTTATCTTGTTCTAGATATTTGTCAAGAATTCTAATTGATTGTGTTCTAAATTCTTGTACTGTTGCAACAGGTACTACTACAACTCTGCCGGCATCCATACCTCTACTTTCTACCATTTGTTTTGATATTGCATTTTCTGATTCAAAATATACAACACCACCTTCCTTATGTTGTTCTAAGAAACTTTTGCATATTCCTAATGCAAAGAAAGTTTTACCTGTAGCGGCCTCACCTGCAATTGCTGTAATACGATTGCCTGGTAAACCACCATAAATGTTGCCTGATAGTAAAGCATTAAAGGCGTAAGAACCTGTGTCAATGAAACTATCTACATCTGCCCCAGCAACACCATCTTTTACGAGAGTGGCATATTCGTTGCCGGATTCTTTGATTACATCTTTTAAAAAGTCATTCATAATTAATTACCTCAATATAAAAAACATTATACACCATTTATCTTATAATGTCAATGTTGGTTTGGTTTGTCCAGACTTCTATTTCTGTTCTTAGTCTGTCATCTGATTTTAGACTTTCATACCTTTTGGTGGCTTTTTTCTTCCACCAATTGATAAGTTCTTCAACTTCATATCTATCGTAATTATCTTCTTTGATAATTTTATCGGTTTTACCGTTTACGATATCTATGTAGTTTCTTATACCATAGTTAGACACATAATATCTTTTCTTCTCCGTAAGTTTTTTAGCGTCATTTATGGTGTTTCTAAAATTCTCTAAATCTGTTCCGTCTAAAGACCTTTTTATTAGGCCTTGAATTGCACTCATCATTTTTAATTTTTTAGATGAAGCGTCTTTTGGTATTAATTCGCCAACTCTATTTTCAACATATTCTACAAGTTTAGTCCACTTATCGCCATGCATTAGTGGTATGAAATCACTATCACTTTTACCTCTGTTTTTTAAGAATGGTTTCATGCCATCATATTGACTAGAAGATTTACTACTACCATACAAACTTGTAGTTTCAAAATATACTAAATTCATATCATACTTTTTATTTAATCTTTCTCTTACCCAATGACTACAACATAAAGCTGCCAATAATTTACCACCTAGATAATTAAAACCAAAAGGTTGTGCTGGCACAATGACAAAACCCATAATTGCTGTTTTGTTAAATGATGATAATTCAGGAACATTTCCTAATAAATCATTTCTAGGTTTCATGTTAATTACAGGAGAAGCAAGTCTAATAAAACCTAACCATTTACCTGTATTTGTTTCTTTAATACCTAATTTTAAATTTTTACCAGGTACGCTTGTCATATTTGTATGGCTTGAAATTATATTTAAACATGAATCAAATGTTTTATTATCTGGTTCTTCTATTACAATATTCATATCTTCAGGAGACATATTGAAATCAGAAAATAAATCTGTATCAAATCCCATACCAGGTAGAGCAGTGGGCATATGTTTTATTTGTTCAAGTTTTTGTTCTAACATATATTCATCAACTCTACTAAAATTTTTAAAGTAATCTGATATAGTATTTGCACAATGTAGTGCTTCTTTTCTTTCTAATGTTTTCATCCGAAAAAACTCTCCAAACTAGCTTGTTCTTCAGCATTCCAATTAATGGTTTCTAATATAAATTCCATAGGTGCCAAGAATGTTTTTTGAAATTGTACTTCATAATCTACGAATTTATTTAGATTAAATTCTGGTGGTAGTTTTGTAACATAACTAATCACATCAAATTTAAATGGATTTGCTTCAACAAGCTTTACAAATTTAATTTTATCACCTTCTTGAATAAAAGGATATTTGTTTTGTAATTTAAACTTTTCAATATTGTAATTATATATCAATGCACCTTTTACATGTATTGGTGTACCTTTCTTAAATATGTTTGATGAATCTTTATATTTTCTTAGATTATTACAAGACCTAGGAAAAGATATTTGTTCAGGTATCATATTATAAAAATCTGTTCTAAACTCTTTTATATATTGTTGCAATTCTTTTTCACCTTTAGACATAATAATATTAATTGCTTCTTTAATTCTACTTCTACATACTTGTGGTGTAGATGATTTAACAGCCTCAATACCCATAAGTTTTAATTTAGGTTTTGACAATCTAACACCTTCATCATCTAAAACATTTAACATATATCTTTTCTTTGCAACCCATATACCTTTGTTTGCAATAACTTCTCGTTTCATTACCATACAATTTTTAAATGCATTAGTATAATCAGATAGTTCATCAAAACATTTTTCTATAAATGGTTCTAATTTGTTTATACAAACTTTTTCTAAGAAGTCAATTATTTCTTGTGTTGATTTATCTTTACAAGTTTTTTCTACTAACATACCTAAGTTTACATAGATAGAATCAGTATCAGAGGCAACAATATAATCTTTTTCACCATGTGTTTGTAATACTTGATTTAAATATTCATTCATTTTGTTTTCTATAAATCTAATAATAAATTGACCAGCTGTTGTGATAGCACTTGCCTGTCTTACATCATAATATCTAAAGTATTGATTACCTACTGCACCATAAGCTGAGTTTAATGCAATCTTTCTTGCCCATTGTATATTATGACATCTAGAAATTTCTTTTACTAAATCAGGATTCTTTGTTTTCTCATATTCTTTTTTTGCTTTCAACATTCGTTTTTTATAGATAACACGCTCATTGTACATTGTCTCCATCATTTCAGGTAAAAACCCTTGATTATCACTTTTGAACATTGCACCGTTTGGTGTTATACATGCACCTTCTGTTTTTAAATGGCCCAATTTAGATTTACCATATAGAAAATTATTTACAGAAATACCATTTGATTTGACACCAATAATTTTTTCTGGTGATATATTATATTGTATAATGATATGTGGATATAGTGAGTTAATATCAAACGACACAACCCAATCATGCATACCTGTTATTGGTTCTTTTACATATGCACCTTCATATTTTGTTTCTTTTGCATGTTCTTCTCTTGGTGGTACACATATGTTTTTCTTTAACAAATGATTTGCAATCAATGTATCCCAAACTCTTACTTGTGAAAAGATATCATCATAATTAACTTTTGATTCATATGCAACAGTCAATGCTAAATCAATAAGACCTAATTTGTCCTCTAGCTTATCTACAATCTCAACATCTTGTATGTTATAATCTACAAACTTTTGAAAATCTTTTTCATAAAATTCTTTGAATGTATCAAATGGGTTTTCATTTTTGTTTTCACCAAGTTCAACTTCACCAATATGGTCTAGTTTATAACTTTCTTGTCTTGTTGGTATAAACCATTTGTATAAGTCAAGATAATCTAACATTACAATACCAAATAATGTATAGACTGTTTGTGGTCGGCCTCTTACAGATATTTCTTCTTGTCTAATAAGATTCCAAGGAGACATCTTGTTTGCAACTTTATCACCAGCCAACATTTTAATTCTATTCATCAAATATGGTAAATCAAAAAACTTTGTATTCCAACCTGTAATAACATCTGGATAGTTTGACTTCCAGAATTTAATAAATTCAAATAACAATTGATTTTCATCTTCACAATCAATATAAGTTACATCTTCTCTGTCTGTATGATATTGACCAACACCCCATGTTAAGATTTGTTTGTTAGATTGATTCTTAACGGTGATACAAATTAATTGTTCTTGTGGATTTTCTACATCAGGAAAACCATTTTCACAAGTTGTTTCAATATCAAGGGTAAATATTTTAATAAATTCTTTTGACCATTCTATTTGGTCTGGCCATTGTTCGTTAATATATTGATAATGATATCTTTCTAAACCAAAGATAGGTGAGTTTGCTGTTGCAACTTCTTTTCTAAATTTCATAGCGTCACCAATAGAATTAAAAGTTATTGGTTTTAAGTTCTGGCCTTGTAAGGTTTTGAATTTAGAATCTTCTCTTGTCAAAGAGTATAGAGTAGGACTGAAATCAATCTTTTCTATGACTTCTCTGTTAGTGTCATTTGTTTGTTCAAATCTTCTAACAAGAAGTTTGCCTTTGTGTTGTATTACATTCTTATAAAAGTTCATCATCTAGTAAGTGTATTATAATCCCATTTAGTTCATTTGTCAAGTGTATTTGACAGGCTAATCTACTTTTCTTTATGTCATAATCATTTTTCATTTCAAGTAAATCTCTTTCTGTAGTTTTTTCATCTATTGGTGTTACTTTATCTAACCATGAATCATCTACTTTGATATGACATGTAGCACATGCACAGTTTCCACCACACAATGCTGGTATATGTGGCAACTGTAATTTTTGAGCTGCTTCCATTACAGTTTTATTTTCTTGAATATCTGTTGAATATAAACTGTTTTTATCTTTAAAATAAACAGTAACCACTATGTAATCAATTGTGGTTTAGCAATTTCTACCACACCTGAACCTGTGTGCTGATTATATGAATTTTTTAAATCAGTCTTTGGTTCTACTTGTGCAATAATATTTGCCGATTTCATGTCTACTTCTTCACATTCGCCATATGGAATATAAGGTGAGAATGCTATTTGAACCGGTTTACCAGGAGATTCCTGCATTGGTACGACTG